ATACGCAAACAATCGTAGAAGCGTGGCTTGAAGCAAGTGACTTAGATGTTGAATCAATCAAAGTAAACTTAGATGCTCAGCTTGTAGAAAAAATTACACCTACCAGTGTAACCAAGCAGTTACCAACTGCAGAATAATTATTATTAACAATTAAATTAAATTAAATTATGTCTAACGACGCAAAAATTACAGAAGAGCAATTAAAACAATTGCAAGGGTTCGTACAAACCTTAAACCAAGCACAAATGCGATTAGGCCAGCTTGAAACAGAAAAGCACGGGCTATTGCACCAAACCGCTGACATCCAATCACAATTACAAACGTTCCAAAAAGAACTTGAAGAAGAATACGGAAAAGTATCTGTAAACATTCAAGATGGAACTTACGTAGCAATTCCGGACGAAGATGAATCTGATAAGAAAGATTAGTATCGGGAGAGACTATAAAAATGAAGCTATGCATTACTCCGTAGGTCAAGAGGTCTACGGAGGGCATACTATTTGTGATATAGTTGAGGAAGATAATAAATACACTGTTTATATTTCTAAAGGAAAAGAAGTTTTACCTTGGAAAGATTTTAATAAGAACATGGCTGTTTCAGTCGAGTACAACCTAGAATACTAATGAAAGGTACTTTTTATTTTTTAGTTAAACCTAAAGAAGAAAGATACAATAACGTTAAAAAAATAGGTGATAAAGAATTAATATTAAACACTGAAATATTTAATCATCAATACGTAAGCAGAGAAGCTGTTGTTGTTGGTTTGCCTTCAGAGTTTAATAGCGTTATTGAATTAGATGACGAAGTTATAATACACCATAACGTATTTAGAAGATGGCACGACGCTAGGGGTAAAGAGCGTAATAGCGCTAGCTACGTTAAAGAAGGTTTGTATAAAGTTACTATAGATCAAATATACGCATATAAACGCATAGTTAATTGGAACGCTTTACCTGGCTACACTTTTGTAAAGCCTATAAGAGAAAGTTTAGGCGTGGTAGAGTATTCAGATGTATATGATAAAGGTGACGTTATAGGTTACAACCCTATTGCTGAGTATGAGTTTTTAATTAACGAAGAAAAGTTTTATAGGGTTAAAAACAATTTTATTACAATTAAATATGAACCCGAAGCAAAAGAAAAAGAATATAATAGAAGCTGGCTACAAAGCGGTTGATGAACTTATAAAAGTAGCTAAAGAAGATATAGTAGATACAGAAGAAGACGTGTCTGCAGATAGGCTTAAAAACGCTGCTGCTACTAAAAAACTAGCTATATTCGACGCTTTTGAAATATTAAATAGGATAGAGCAAGAAAAAGCTTTGCTAGAAAATAAACCGCTTGAAAATAAAAAAGAAGCGTTTAAAGGCTTTGCTGAAAAAAGAAGTAAGTAATGTATCAGCAAACATTGTATAAGGTTATAGAGCCTATTAAAATAAACAAGCTAAAGCGTTTTAATAAAGCTAAACGCTGGAAGTATGGTTATAACAAAGAAGAGGATATTGTTGTTATAAGTAAAACAGGTGTTATAGGTGAAGTTTATGAAATACAAAACCTTAAAATAGCATTACCGCCAGCTCCAACTAAATTAGTTAAAGGCGAAAACAAATGGATTAAATCTCAATACCCAAAAGAGTTAAGTAAAATAAAAACCATATTTGATTGGAAAAATTATCCTCAAGAATTTCAAGAAAAATGGGAACCATACATAGATGAAGAATTCAGAAGACGCGAAGAAGGCCATTGGTTCTATAATAAAAGCGTGGCTACTTACATTACTGGTACTAACTATATGTACTTGCAGTGGGCCAAGATTGATGTTGGGGCACCAGATTTTAGGGAAGCAAACAGACTTTTCTTTATTTTCTGGGAAGCTTGTAAAGCAGACACAAGATGCTATGGTATGTGCTACCTCAAAAACAGAAGGTCTGGGTTTAGTTTCATGGCATCGGGGGAAACTGTTAACCTTGCAACAATATCAAGCGACGCTAGATTCGGTGTATTATCAAAATCAGGGGCTGATGCTAAAAAAATGTTTACCGACAAAGTAGTACCAATATCTGTTAACTATCCGTTTTTCTTTAAACCAATACAGGATGGTATGGATCGTCCTAAAACAGAACTAGCATATAGAGTACCAGCGTCAAAACTAACAAGAAAGTCTATAGAGTCAGGGCAACAACGCGAAGAGTTGGAAGGTCTTGATACAACTATTGACTGGAAAAATACAGGTGACAACAGCTATGACGGTGAAAAGTTAAAGCTGCTAGTGCACGACGAAAGCGGTAAGTGGGAAAGACCAGATAATATTTTAAATAACTGGCGTGTCACTAAAACAACGCTTAGACTAGGTAGTCGTATTATAGGTAAGTGTATGATGGGATCAACTAGCAACTCGCTTGACAAGGGTGGTGAAAACTTTAAAAAATTATACTATGCCTCAGACGTTACAAAAAGAAACCGAAATGGACAGACTAGCTCAGGATTATATTCTCTGTTCATACCTATGGAATGGAACTACGAGGGATTCATTGATGCTTATGGAGTACCTGTATTCGACACGCCTTCCAAACCAACAGAAGGGCCTTATGGCGAGACTATAGACGTAGGTGTAATAGAACATTGGCAAAATGAAGCGGATGGTCTTAAAGATGATCAAGACGCTTTAAATGAATATTACCGTCAGTTTCCCAGAACTGAAGAACATGCTTTCAGAGACGAAACAAAAAATAGTATATTTAATTTAGTTAAAATATACGAGCAAATAGATTACAACGAAGCTATTGCTAAACCTATAAAAGGTAATTTTCAATGGGAAAATGGTATTAAAGACTCAAGAGTTTTGTTTATACCTGATAACAATAACGGTAGATTCAACTTGTCTTGGGTGCCTAAGGTAAAGTTGCAAAATAAATTTATAATAAAAGGTGGGATTAAGTACCCAGGTAATGAGCATATAGGAGCTTTTGGTTGTGACTCGTATGATATATCTGGAACTGTTGATGGTAAAGGATCTAAAGGAGCTTTACACGGTTTGACTAAATTCAGCATGGAAGATGCTCCTCCAAACACATTTTTTTTAGAATACTTAGCAAGACCTCAAACAGCTGAAATATTTTTTGAAGATGTGTTGATGGCTTTAGTGTTTTACGGAATGCCAATGCTAGCAGAAAATAACAAACCTAGATTATTATATTATTTAAAGCGAAGAGGGTACAGAGGTTATTCAATGAACAGACCTGATAAAGTTTGGAATAAACTATCCTCAGCTGAAAGAGAAATAGGTGGTATACCTAACTCTTCTGAAGACATACGGCAAGCTCACGCTGCTGCTATAGAAAGTTACATATCACAACACGTTGGTCATATTGAAGATGGCCAGTATGGTAATATAATATTTAATACAACACTTAATGATTGGGCAAAATTTGATATAAATAAACGTACAAAGTTTGATGCTGCTATTAGCTCAGGCTTAGCTATAATGGCTTGTAATAGACATTTATACACACCTAAACCTAAAAAAACTAAAACAAATATAAATTTTGGTTTTGCTAAATACGACAACAAAGGCATATCATCAAAACTTATCTAATAATGGTAAAAACACAAAAGAAATCTAGCTTTCCTAGCAATACAATTCCTGATAAGGAAAAGTCTAGTTTAGACTATGGGCTGCAAGTTGCACGCGCTATAGAATCAGAGTGGTTTAAAAAAGATAATGGTAGCTCTCGTTATTACGATACTAAAAACCGTTTCCACGAGCTAAGGCTATACGCTAGAGGCGAGCAGTCTGTTCAAAAATATAAAGATGAATTATCTATAAACGGTGATTTGTCTTATTTAAATTTAGACTGGAAACCTGTACCTATTATACCTAAGTTTGTAGATATAGTAGTGAACGGTATTAGCGAAAGATTATTTAAAGTAAAAGCTTTTTCACAAGACTTATTAGCTGCAGAGCAAAGAACTAAGTATATAGAAGATATGCTTGAAGATATGCGGTTTAAAGATTTTAAACAAAACGCAATACAGCAAGCAGGTATAAACACTTTTAAGAACGATCCTACTAATCTTCCTGAAGATGAAGAAGAGTTGTCAGTTCACATGCAGCTTAACTATAAACAATCTATAGAAATAGCTGAAGAAGAAGCTCTTGATAATGTTTTAAGTTTAAATAAATATCAGTATACTAAAAAAAGATTAGACTACGATCTTACTGTTTTAGGTATAGCGTGTGTCAAGAACAGCTTCAATACAGCTGAAGGTATTAAAATAGAATACGTTGATCCTTCTAATATAGTGTATTCTTACAGCGAGTCTCCTTATTTTGAAGACTTGTACTACGTGGGTGAAGTAAGAAGAACTACCGTAGCTGAGCTTAAAAAACAATATCCAAATCTTACTGAAGATCAGATAAAGGACATTGAAGATAAATACCAATCACCTAATTACGATAGATATAATTTTTACCCTCAAGACGAGTCGCAAGGTAATTATATAAATTTACTTTATTTTGAATATAAAACATTTCACAATCAAGTATACAAAGTAAAGAAAACAGCTTCAGGTGCTGATAAAGCTATTAAGAAAGATGATACCTTTAATCCTCCAAAAGATCAAAGGGCTAGATTCCAAAGAGTTGAAAGAGCTATAGAAGTTCTTTATTCAGGTGTTAAGATATTAGGTCATGATATTTTATTAGACTGGAAGATGTGCGAAAACATGACAAGGCCTAAGTCTGACATAACTAAAGTCAGCATGAGCTACGGGATAGTAGCGCCTAGAATGTACAAAGGTAGAGCAGAATCTTTAGTGGGTCGCATGATGACTTTCGCAGATATGATTCAAATAACACACTTGAAACTACAGCAAGTTATGTCTCGCATGATACCAGATGGTGTATTTTTAGATGCTGATGGTATATCAGAAGTTGATCTTGGAAACGGGACAAATTACAACCCGCAAGAAGCGTTGAATATGTTTTTTCAAACAGGATCTATTATTGGTAGATCTTATACGCAAGACGGTGATTTCAACAACGCTAGAGTTCCAATACAAGAAATAAGAAGCGATAGTGGTGGTAGTAAAATACAAGCTCTTATAACGTCTTATAATTACTACTTGCAAATGATGAGAGATGTTACAGGTCTTAACGAAGCTAGAGATGGTAGCAAACCAAACGAAGCTTCGCTTGTAGGTTTACAAAAACTAGCAGCTGCTAACTCTAACACAGCTACTAAGCATATTCAAGACGGTGGTTTATATTTAACTCTTAAAACAGCTGAAGCTTGTTCGCTTAGAATATCAGATGTATTAGAATACTCTAATACACAGAGACAATTTATAAACTCTTTAGGTAGATTTAATGTAGCTACTTTAAACGAAGTTAAAGATTTACACATACACGATTTTGGTGTATTTTTAGAAATAGAGCCCGATGAAGAAGAAAAAGCTAGACTTGAAAACAATATTCAAATGGGCATACAACAAGCTACTATAGACCTTGAAGACGCTATAGATATTAGAGAGGTTAGAAATATAAAACTTGCTAATCAGTTGTTGAAAATAAGAAGGCGTAAGAAAATGGCTCAAGACAGAGCTAACCAACAGCAGACTATACAATCGCAGTCGCAAGCAAACCAACAGTCTTCTCAAGCAGCAGCAGCGGCTGAAATACAAAAGCAACAAGGTATAACCGAAAGCAAGGTTCAACTAGCCCAAGCGCAAAAAGGATTTGATATAGAGAAAATGGAACGCGAAGCTCAAATAAAAATGGAGCTTATGCAAAAAGAATTTGAATTAAACATTAGACTTAAAGAAAGCGAAAGTCAAGTGATTAAAGATAAAGAAGCTTATAAAGAAGATCGTAAAGACGAAAGAACTAGAATACAAGCTAGTCAACAATCAGAGCTTATCGATCAAAGAAAAAAAGATTTACCAGCTAAAAAGTTTGAATCATCAGGATTTGATAATTTAGGTGGGTTTGGTTTAGAGCAATTTGAACCTAAATAGTTTATTAATTATATAATATTTTATCATGGATAACGAAAACATAGAGCAAGAGGTTGTTGAAACGCAAGAGCAATCTGTTGACAACAGTGCGCCTAAAACAGAAGTAACTGATGATGGTACTTATAAAGTAGACTTTAGCAATGTTCAAGAGGTTGAGCAAGAGCCAGAGCAGAAAACGCAAGAAGAACCACAACAACAACAAGAAGAAGAAGTACAAGCAGAAAAAGAAGAGTTTACTGTATTAGAAGAAGTAACTGAAGAAGAGCCTGTACAAGAAGATATTAAAGAAGAGGTAGCTGATTTAACAGAGGAGGTTAATGAAGCTTTTCAAGAACAAAAAGAAACTGGAGTAGAGCTTCCTGAAAATATTCAAAAAGTTGTAGACTTTATGAACGAAACAGGTGGTACTCTAGACGATTATGTTCGTTTAAATGCTGATTATTCTAGCGTAGATAACGATACGCTTTTAAGAGAATACTATAAGCAAACTAAATCACATTTAACAAATGATGAAGTTAATTTCTTAATGGAAGATAACTTTTCTTTTGACGAAGATATTGATGAAGAGCGAGACATAAAAAGAAAAAAGCTAGCTTACAAAGAAGAAGTTGCAAAAGCAAAAAACTTTTTAGAAGACTTAAAAGGCAAGTATTACGACGAAATCAAGTTGGGTTCGCGTTTAGCCCCAGAGCAACAAAAAGCAATTGACTTTTTCAACAGATACAATAGTGAGCAATCGCAAGCGCAAGAGCTGCAAGCTAAGCAGCAAGAACATTTTAAACAAGAAACAGGTAGAGTTTTTAACGAAAATTTCAAAGGTTTTGATTTTAACGTTGGAGATAAAAAATACAGGTTTAATGTTAAAGATGCTAAGCAAACTATGGAAAGCCAAAGTGATGTACTAAAAGTTTTTAGTAAATATGTTGATAGCAATAACATGCTAACAAACGCTAAGGAATACCATAAATCATTATTTGCTGCTAGAAACGCTGATCAACTTGCTAATCATTTTTACGAACAAGGCAAAGCTGATGCTATCAGTCAGATGACAAGTGAAGCGAAGAACGTTAACTTACAAAGAAAAACATCTGATGGATATGTAGACGCTGGTGGTCTTAAAGTAAAAGTAATTAGTGGTGAGACTAGCGCAAGCTCAAAGCTAAAACTAAAAAATTACTAAAAATTAAAAATTAAAAATCATGGCAGTATCAACATTTACTGGCCCAGCATTTAGTGGAGTTGTTTCTCCAGCGTACAAAAAAATGGCGCTTGATAGCAACTACCTAGATATCCAAAACAACGGGTGGGCACAACAATATTTACCAGACTTATACGAACAAGAAGTAGATCGCTACGGAAATCGTACAGTTTCTGGATTTTTATCAATGCTAAGCGCAGAAATGCCTTTGCAATCTGATCAAGTTATTTGGTCTGAGCAAGGTCGTTTACACTTAGCTTACAACGGAGAAATTAACCCTGTAACTGGAGCTGTAGACGCTATCACTAGTGTTGACGATTCTACACAAACTGAAACGCATGCTGTAAGAAAAGGAGCTACTGTTGTAGCCGTAGTAAACGGTGTGGTATTTAAAGCTTTAGTAACAGCTGGTATAGAAACATCTAATACAGCTCTTACTATTCGTCCTTACACAGCAGAAAACGTAGATGATCTTGCTGGCATCGCCACTACAGACAATCAAGCTATTAAGTTTTTTGTTTATGGTTCAGAATTTGCTAAAGGTACAGATACTTTATCAGAGTCTTTAGAGCCTAGCTTTAAAACTTTTACTAACAGACCTGCTATTATCAAAGATCACTTTGAGATTAACGGATCTGATACAGCGCAAATCGGTTGGGTTGAAACTACAGGAGAGTCTGGAGAATCAGGATACTTATGGTACTTGAAATCTTTAGGAGATACTCGTACTCGTTTTAACGATTACTTAGAAATGACATTGGTAGAAGCTGAAAAAGCTTCTGGAACTAATGTATTCTCAGGTGTTACAGCGGCTAACGGCCACGAAGCTCCTGAAGGTACAGAAGGTCTTTTCTCTGCTATCGAATCTAGAGGTATTGTAGCTGAAAACATGTTTGATCTTATCGACAGTTCAACCGATCCAGATACAAACGTAGAAGGTATTAAAGATTTCGACGATTTACTTGCTGAGTTAGATAAGCAAGGTGCTATCGAAGAAAATATGCTTTACTTAAACCGTTTGTCTAATTTGTTTATTGACGATTTACTTGCTAATCTTTCTGCTGGTGCTCAAGGTGGTACTGGTTTTGGAGTGTTTGAAAACTCTGAAGATATGGCTTTAAATCTTGGATTTACAGGTTTCCGTAGAGGTTCTTACGATTTCTATAAGACAGACTGGAAATACTTAAACGACGCTTCGACGCGTGGTCTTGTAGGTGGTGTAAAAGGAACATTGATTCCAGCTGGTACATCATCTGTATACGATCAGCAAGTTGGTGCTAACGTACGTCGTCCTTTCTTACACGTACGCTATCGCGCTTCACAAGCTGATGACCGCAAGATGAAGTCTTGGGTAACTGGATCTGTAGGCGGACCTACAAGCTCAAGCATCGACAAAATGGAAGTACACTTCCTTTCTGAAAGATGTCTTGTAGTACAAGCTGCAAACAACTTTATGTTGTTTAAATAGTAGTAACTAAAAGTTCGAGGCGTCTTAATAGGCGCCTCAGCTTTTATTTTTTTTAATTTTTTATTTTATTATATCATGACAACAAAAACAAAAACTCAAGCACCTAAAACTTGGGAAATAAAAGACAGGTTATATGAGCTTAACACTCAAAACATACCACCTGTATATATTATCAAATCTAGACGTTTATATTTTTTTGACGAAGAAAAAGGATTTGAAAGAGAAATTAAATACTGTAGAAATCAAAAAACAGTATTTGTAGATGAAATGAAAGGCCCTCATCGCCTTGGAAGCATTGTATTTAGAAACGGACAGTTATTCGTTTCTAAAGAGCAGACAACATTACAAAAATTCTTATCGATATACCACCCTGATAAAGGTAGATTGTTTAAAGAATTTGACGCTAATGTTATAGCAGAAAGCCAAATAGATATGTTAGAGCTACAGTTAGAAGCTATGAACGCTGCTAAAAAGCTAGATATAGATCACGTTGAAGCTATAATTAGAACAGACGTTGGAGATAAAGTATCTAAGATGACATCTAAGGAACTTAAACGAGACGCATTAGTCTTTGCTCAAAATGATCCAGTACTGTTCTTAGAACTTGTAAACGATGAAAACATAAACATTAGAAATTTAGGTATCAAAGCTGTAGAGCAGAATATAATTAAACTTTCTAATGATCAAAGAACATTTGCTTGGGCAACTAATGGTCGTAAGTTATTTACAGTACCATTTGATGAAAACCCATATTCAGCTTTAGCCGCTTGGTTTAAGACCGATGAAGGTATAGAGGTTTACCAAGTAGTAGAGAAAAAGTTAAAATAAACAATAATAGTCAAGGGCCTTCGGGCCCTAGGCTATAATAATTAGATTATGGCCATAAACATAGATAGTGTATATAAAACTGTTTTATCAATACTAAACAAGGAGCAAAGAGGCTTTATCACGCCGTCGCAGTTTAATAAAGTGGCTGAGCAAGCTCAATTAGAATTACTTGAAAAAAATTTTTATGAGTATAATCGTTTTTTAAATAGAAGAAACAATAACGGTTACGCTAATATACCTGAAAAAATAAAAGAAAAAATAGATGTCTTTTATAAAATATCTGGAGATATAACAGCCTCGTCTAGCGTGGCTGATCTTCCAACAGATCTTTACAAACTTGTAGATGTTAGGATAGGTGATGTTTCTGTAGAGCAAGTAGATCAATATGATTTTTCATATTTAAACCAATCACCTCTTACAAAGCCAAGCTCATCATTTCCTGTTTACTATATATCTAGCTCAACTGATGCTAAGGCTGATTTTAGTCAAGCTGTAAACAAAATAACTTTAGCGGGTCCTTCTGATAGCGCGGTTATAAAAGTTCATTATATAAAAAAACCAGCCGCACCAAAGTGGCATTACTCTATTACTAACGGTGCTTACACTTTTTTATCTAACTCTCAAGAAACACAACATTTTCAACTTCATAGCGGCGAGCAAGCTGACTTAATAATAAGAATATTATCTCACGTAGGTGTTACGTTAAACGATCCCGCGGTAGTTCAAGCAGCAGCGCAGCAAGAAGCTAATAACGTAAATCAAGAAAACGCATAATGGGATTAATAGGTACTACAACCGCAGAACAATACTATACTTCTAGTCAGAAGTTTATTACATCATCAGCACAAGCCACTAGTGGTGATTATCAGCTAACAGTATCTGATATGCCACAAGGCGAAAGTGATTTTTTAATATTTGTAAACGGAACAGAAGTAAATAGAAACACATATACTTTTCCTAAAAGTGGAACAACTGATACTATAAACTTTACAAGCGCACTTCCTTCTACTGGAGATACTGTGCTTGTGAAATTTACAGATAGATCTTTAGGTGACTACAGGTTTACATCGTTGAAAGATATAGTAAACAACTTTATCGTAGCGTACGTGGGTGATGGTAAGTTAATATCAAACGTAAATAGATCTGATGTTATATTTCACGCTAAGCGCGGTATACAAGAGTTTAGCTATGATGTTTCAAGAGTTGAAAAAATACAAGAGATAGATATTCCGCCTTCTCTTACAGTGGCTATGCCTCAAGATTATGTAAATTACATAATGCTTTCGTGGGTTGACACATCTGGACTTGAACACCCTATATTTCCAGCGGATTTTACATCTAGGCCCTCTGAATCTATAGCGCAAGATTCAGAAAGTAATTATCTTTTTACTGACCAAGGCGATACAACAACAATAACACCATCTGTTTCAGAGACAAGATTTAAAGACTTTGATTTAAATACTTTTTCAGGTAATTTAAAAAGCGATGACTATTGGTTATACACGCACTATTTATCTAATAGAGTTTTTAATAAAAGCGGTAGATATGGTATAGATCCTGTTAGAGCTAACTTTAACGGTGTATTTATTATAGATGAAGCTAACGGTCAATTTGGTTTTAGCAGTGATTTATCTGGTAAAACAATAACTATAAAATATATATCAGATGGTCTTGGAACAGACGGTGAAATGCAAGTGCATAAAATGGCCGAGGAAGCTTTGTACAAGTATATCACTTACAATATAATTTCTTCAAGAGCAGGTGTACCTGAATACATAGTTAATAGATATAAAAAAGAAAAAAGAGCGGCAATGCGCAACACAAAGATTAGGTTGTATAATTTAAAACCTAAAGAAATGTTGAAAGTTATGCGAGGTAAAGCTAAACATATAAAGCACTAATTAAATGCCTATAATTAAAAACAACTTTCTGAAAGGAAAGATGAATCAAGATCTCGACGATAGGCTTATACCTAACGGAGAGTATAGAGAAGCTGTTAATTTAAAGATAACAAGATCAGATGGTGATGACGTAGGTGCTATGCAAAGTATTAGAAGCAACGCGTCGTTTACAACTTTTACACCGTCTCAGCTAACAAACGGAACTCTTCTTGGTATGGGTAATAATGTAAATGTTATAGGTTTTTACATCAACCAAGGTACTAATTCTTTTTATTGGTTTGTCACAGACTTCACTTCTACGCCACAAACAACAAGAGCTCAATCGTCTAACAAGTGTGCTATATTAGAACAAAAAGAAGGTGAGTCAACGCCCAGCATACTTGTGCAAGGTCACTTTTTAAACTTTGATTCTAACAATCCTATAAAGGGAATAAACATGATAGATGATTTATTGTTTTTCACAGATAACAATAATCAACCTAGGAAAATAAACGTTAACTTAGCTAGATCTAATGGATCTTTTTATTCTAATGAAGACCATATATCTGTGGCTAAGTATTATCCTTTTACAGTACCAAGACTTATAAAGCAAGTTGAAACAAATTTAAAAGCACAGTCTAATATAACAACTGCCTCTAGTCAAACACTTGTATACACTTATACAAACCCAGCTTCTTTTGCTATAGAGTCTAATATGACTATGTACTTTATTGTTAACGCGGTCCAGTATTCAGCTGAAGTAACGAGTGTTAATGACGACAACGCTAACAGCGATTTTGAAGTTACTATAAATCAAGTTAAAACCACTAGCAACAATCAAGCTATAACATCTGCTATAAACAACGTAAGCACAGATATAGATTTTACATTTGTAAGTAATGACACTTCAATGATAGAAACTAGCGACTCTGATGTCGATGCTGATTATTTAAAAGAAAGATTTGTAAAATTTGCCTATAGATTTAAGTTTGTAGACGGTGAGTATTCTTTAATATCACCTTTCACGCAAGCTTGTTTTATACCAGAGTTTTACAAGCCAGCATCTAAAGATCAACCTCCAAACTTAACTAGCGGTGGTATTGACCTTGATGATGAGTTTGAAGCTGTTAAGTCTACTGATTTACAAAAAATGGTAAACTATATAAGTCAATTAAATTTATTTATAGAAACACCATACAGCTTAAAAACACTATACAATGAGCTTCATATAACAGAAGTAGAAATAATAATGCAAGAAGCTGGCGTTGCTAGTTTAAGAAGTGTAAACGAAATAGATATATCTACGCTTGCTATAGAACTTAGCACTACTACAGAAGCTGAAAAAACAAGAAGAAGATCTAATATACTTAAAAATACTTATAAGTCTACTTTTCCTTTTAAAGTTTTACCTGAATCAGAAACGGTTAGAGTTTACGATAACGTACCTATTAAAGCAGCTACGCAAGAGCTTGTAAGTAACAGGGTTGTTTACGGTAATATAACTCTAGGTAATACACCGCCTAACCAAGTAGAGTACAATCTTAATACAGCTGAAAGAACTTCTACAGATTACAACTTAGAAAAAGAGTATCCAACACAAAGCTTAAAGCAGAGAAGAAGTTACCAAGTAGGCGTTGTGTTTGCTGACAGATATGGCAGGCAAACCTCGGTTATACTTCCTACTAACAACGGAAGAGACACTGTGTTCTTGCCACATAATTCTAATCTTGGAGATGACGACGACACCGGTTATGATAATGGTGATGGGTACGCGCTTAACGTGAACTTTACTAAAGCTGTAAGTAATGAAAACTTATATAGTGAAACTAATCCTCTTGGTTGGTACTCTTATAAGATAGTAGTGAAGCAAGTTGAACAAGAGTATTATAACGTGTACGCGCCTTATCTTATAAAAGATTTCCCAGACACAAACAATAAAACATGGTTAACACTTCACGGTGATAATGTAAACAAAGTGCCTAGAAGCTTAGATTCAAGCGCTAATCCAGATACAGTGCTAAGCCCTTCTGAAGCAGTGCTGTATCCTAAGGTTATTAACACAGCTACAGGAACTCCGCCAAGCGCTACATATAGTAACACAGGTGACACAGATACTTTCACTTTTGGTGATATGAAAGTTATATCTATAGGAACTCTTAAAGATAATAATTTAGGAACTAATAGTACAGCTAATGACACAAATACGTACGCTAATATTTTTACACCTAATAGAAAATTTTACGAGTATCATAAAAATCATTTACTAGCTGAGATAAAAAATTCTTACGGTGTAGACGATACTGGTTTTAGTAATATATTTTACGAAGAAACTATACAAACTGGAGTATCAACAGATGATGCTACAAGCCAAGCTGATTTAAAAGCACAAACTAGTTTAGTTGTGCTAGAGACAGAACCATTTGAAAGTGCTATAGATATTTATTACGAAACTTCTACTAGCGGGCTTGTGTCAAAGCTAAACGAAGATATAACTATAGGAGATGATATAGCTAATGTAGAAATATCTAATAATACTTTTCCAGAGAGCACAGACAATAATACTTTCACAGATATAGCTTTTACCGCTAAATCAGCTGGAGCTACAGACGTTGCAGGTGCTACTATAAACTTAATTAGTATAACAACTGTAGCAGATCCTAACACAACTATAAATTATTTAACTGTAGGGCAAGACCTAAGTGATAGTAACAAGTATAAATTAAAAGTTGTAAATGCTCAATATTATGAAAATGGTGGCAACACTAAAAAATATATAGTAAAAATAACAGCAACAAATTCAGCAAATACGCAAACAACAGGAGAATTTAGTTTTCAAGTAAATTTAACTAACACTAATCTACTTTTAGAAAGTAGTAACGCTAATCATTTTTCAAATCCTAGTTTGCACACAGTAATCACACCTATTAGCGCGGGGACATTGTTAACAGTTATAACAGCTGATAACGGTGCTAGCGAAGATACAGGGCAAGAGCATGCTAATATAGAATACACTATAACAGGTATAAAAGAAAGTGACGAAGAAAACGGAACTTACACAGATCACAGCGACCAAGGTTTATTTGTTTTAGACCCTCCTAATAGTGGTAACTTAAAAGTAGGTGATCAAAACATAATAATAGGTAAGTATTATAAGGTCTTACTAAAAGCAAAAGACACGGCTATAACCACTAGTAATCCAGACAACGAGTATGAAGAGTTTGATACTACAGAGTGGGTATTACATGCAGACCCTGGAGATTCCGGTGATTACTATTTTCGCATGGACACTTTTTATTCTTCTGTAGGAAATGATAACGATGATTTTAATAGACAAAGAGGTTTTGATGCTTTAGATAATAGTCCTGAAATATTACAAATATTTGACGCTGGAGATAGAGAAGGTAGGGCAACAGGTTCTAGTACTTTAGGTAATGCTGAGCCTATACTTTACGCTAGAACACTTGGGTGGAATTCTTTTAATCACGAAACTAGTGATGCTGCTAGGTTTAGTAACTACGCTTTATTACCTTCAAACGATTCAACAAGCGACATTGGGTCTTTAGAATTTTTTAAAACTTACTCTATAACGCACACGCCTATAAGTGGAACGGCTCAAAGTTATAATATAAATGGTTTTGCTTTAAATGCATTGACTGGATCTACAGATATTAAACTTTTAAAACTTGCAGAATCAAGCAATAGATCAGAAGACAGTGACGGTGATAGAGAAGAAGAAAATAGTTTCAATGATATAAAGCTATGGATCACTAACAATGAGACTATTGTTAATGCTTTAGCTAATGGCACCAAAAGAGTTAAAATAAGTTTAGCAAGGTTAGAAAATGGAGATGCTATATTTACTAATTTGTATTCAGCTCCTATGAAGACTTATCAAATGCCGCCTATAGATGGTTTAGTAGATACTAATACTACTTCTGATGTGCAGATATCTGGTAGTGTTGTTTTTAAACTTAAAGCTCCAAGAGGTGAAAACTTTAGCGTTCAAAACAACGTGTCTACAACCACTAATGGAAGCGGAACTGGTATGACTGTAAACATACTAAGTGTTCAAAGCACTTCAAGCGGCGCGGGGCTTACAAACGCTATAGATGACTTGAGCATATCCAACCTTGGCTCAGGCTACAGAATAGGTGATGAAGTAACAGTTGTTCAAGGTAGCTCTAGTCAAACCTTTGAGTTATTTGCGCATCATGCTATTAATGGCACTGGTAGTGGTTTTGGTAAAGGTTTAGTTATAGAAAGAAACATAAACTTTACTCAAGGCTACGGCACTGTTGCTGCTGCTAATACAGGTTCTATAGTTACCGTACAAAATTACTTTGCAGCGAGTGGTGGCACTAATAATAATTTAGTAACATTTAAAGATGTAGGTCTTAAAAGCGGATTTGGTCGTTCTGTATTGGATGCTTTAAGCTATAATTTAGATGGTGCTATAGAGTTAACTAGGTTAGTAGACAATAGTGATACTAGTGTTAATTCTGGAGTCGTAAACTCAACTAATTTATCTACACTTGTAGCAAATAAAGTAGGTGTTGTTCAAGGTGAATATGCAGATAACGACAGTTTTCCGCCTTCAACTGCTATGATTGATACTGATGTGTACAAGGTATCTATAGCAATTGAAGATACACCTTCTAATTTACTAAGTGTTTATCAACCAAGCTAATTTACAACATAAACAAGTGATTAAATAATAATGGCAACTAATATATATGTAAGTTATTTCAACACTTTCGGTATAAAGTCAACTACTAAAAATTGGCATATAGAAGAAAGTAGAATACGTGGAGGTTTTAATGAAACTTCTATGAATCTAGGTGTTAGAGCTTATACTGTAGATGAGGATTATGGTAAAGAGCTTAGATCTAATGCTCTTATATATTCTGGTATATACAACTCTACCACTGGTGTTAATAATACAAATGTATTTAGTATAGCTGAAAGTATTACTAAAGCTGTAGACTCTTCTTACGGTCCTATAAATAAAATATTTGCAGACGAAACTAACCTACTTATTATACAAGAAGATAAAACACAGTATGCTTTAATAGATAAAGACGCTATATTCTCAGCAGAAGGCGGAGGATCTGTAACATCTTCTAATGTAGTTATTGGCCAAGTTGTACCTTACAACGGTTTGTACGGAACTGCTGATCCAGATTCTTTTGTAAATTACGGAGGTAGAAGTTATTGGGCTGATAGAAATAGAGGTGCTGTATTAAGACTTACTCGTGATGGTATTACTGAAATATCTAACTACGGTATGCGTGATTTTTTTAGAGACAATTTAAAAATATCTAGCAATATAGTAGGATCGTATGATTCGTATAATAAAAAATATGTTATATCTCTTCAAGAAGGTGTAACTAGTAACTTAGACGGCTCTAATAAATCTTATTTTACACTTACGTATGATGAAATGAATAGAGGTTGGGTTTCTTTTCAAACATTTAAACCAGCTTACGGCGGAAGTTTAAATGGTGTTTATTACACATTAAAGAGAAAAGAAGGTACAGATTATGAAGATGCTAAACTATATAAGCACCATGCAGATAACTCTGGTGCAAACTCTTACAATAGTTTTTACGGTGATACACCTGTTAATTCTACTGTAACATTTATAGTTAACGAGCAACCATCTACGTATAAAAGTTTTAAAAGTGTTTTTTACGAAGGTGACAACACTTGGAAACTAAGCTTAGCCACTACAGATGTAGACGAGGCTTACAGTATTGATAGCTACAAATCTATAGCTAATCCAGGCGATGCAGATAGTTTATTGTTTGACAATAAATTTATAAAACAAGATAGTAAATATTATGCGTGGTTGAAAAACAACAGCGCTCAAGAAGACTATGAGCTTATATTTGGCGAACAAATATCAGGCGTTAAAGGTCATTTCTTGAAAATTAAAATGGAATTAGACAGTGAAAACCACAGTAAAAAAGAAGAGTTGTTTTCCGTTGGAATTAATTTAGATTTAATAAGATAAGTATGGCACTAAACTTTTTAATAGGAGCTGGTACCCAAATGATTGGAGGTCTTATAGGTGGTTTTTCTGCTAAGAAAAGAGCTAGAGCCGCGCGGAGACAAGCTGCTGAATACGCAAAGCAGTTAAAAACGTTAGAAGAATCTAGACAGCAAATTATAGATCCTTCTAAACAAGTACAAGATCTTTCTTCTCTTGTAACAAATCCATTTGCAAACCTACAAGTGGCTACTGGAGCGGCAGAAATGCAAGCACAACAAGCTGATTTATCTTTAGCACAAACACTAGACACGCTTAGAGCTACTGGCTCTGCAGCGGGTGGCGCTACGGCTTTAGCGCAAGCAGCGCTTAGAAGTAAGCAAGGCGTCGCGGCTAGTATAGAAAAGCAAGAAGCATTGAACACTAGGCTTAGATCTTCCT